GAAAATAGAACCGATCTAACAGAGAATTCTTTTAAGGATTGTATTTCGATTATTTCTTCTCTTGATTATGAACCGGTTGATTTTCAATGGCTATCTCAGGTAACCGAAAAGTGGTGTAAAGACCGGGCCATTTATTTGGCCCTTATGGAATCTATTAATATAGCTGATGGCGGTGACACAAAAAAGACAAGAGATGCGATTCCATCAATCCTAGAAGAAGCCCTGTCAATATCTTTTGATAATCATATTGGCCACGATTATATTGAAGATGCTGAAGAGCGTTATGAATACTATCATAAGAAAGAATCTAAAATTGCATTTGATATTGATTACTTAAATCGAATTACTGATGGTGGTTTATCGGCCAAGACGTTGAATTTATTTGTTGCACCGCCTGGGGTTGGAAAAAGCCTTTTCCTTTGTCACTTTTCGGCCTCGACTCTACTTCAAGGAAAGAATGTTTTATACATTACTCTTGAAATGGCCGAGGAAAAGATTGCAGAAAGAATTGATGCTAATCTTCTCGACGTTCAGGTTCAAAATATTAAAAACCTTACTAAAGAGCAATTTTTTAGTAAGACTTCTCAACTGAGTAAAAAGACAAGAGGTAAACTTATTATCAAGGAGTATCCACCGGGAACATCTAGTTCAAATCATTTTAAGGTGCTGTTAAAAGAACTTGAAATGAAGAAAAACTTTAAACCTGATGTGATTGTTATTGATTATTTGAATCTTTGTGCTTCTTCTAGATACAAGGCAAGTACTTCTAATTCCTATACTTATGTTAAGTCTATCTCAGAAGAAATACGTGGTTTAGGTGTTGAAAATAACATACCGACCCTCTCAGCAGTACAATTCAACAGAAATGGCAGCTCCACAACCGAATCATCTCTAGAAGACGTTTCGGATTCTTATGGCATCGCCTTTACTGCTGATTTACTCCTGGCTCTTATTTCAACAGAGGAACTAGAGCAGATGAACCAGATTATTATTAAACAACTAAAGAATCGTTATGGGCCTTTGGATCGTTATAGGAAATTCTCGGTGGGTATTGACAGACCCAAGATGAGGGTGTATAATGTGGAGCAGGCCGCCCAGGAAAGCCTGATTGACACCTCTGGTGATCCAACAGAAATTATTGATTTAAAATCTAAATTTAAAACTATTAACTTTGATTGATTATTATGACTAACCAAAAAATTAACAGCACTGAATATATTGAATTTGTAAAAAAAATTACAAGTGAGCCTAGTTCTAACGTAGATGCTCTTGTTGATCGTATTAGGGAACTTGATGATCAAGGGGTTAAATTGACTCATCTACTTACATTTGCTCTAGGGATGATTGGCGAGCTTGGAGAAACCGTAGATCTTATTAAGAAATGTCTCTTACAAAATAAGCCATACTCATCAGATATTACTAATAAACTTTTAAAAGAAGCTGGAGATGTTGGATTTTATTTTGCTCAATTTTGTATTGCAATGGATGTAAATTTTGAAGATCTTATGCAAGGTAATTTTGAAAAATTAAGCGCACGATATCCAGAAGGACACTTTTCGACTGAACGTTCTGAAAATAGAAAAGAGGGAGATATTTAAAAAATAAATGACAGATTATAAACAGACAAAACAATCATCAGAAGATATTTTAGAACAAGTTCATGAACATTTTAACCATACTTTAAATTCTAAAAAACTTGTCTTTTCAGAAGATAATAAAAAAGTTTTAAATGATATAAAAAATATATTAACATCTCAATATTCAGAAAACTACAAAATAATTTGTGATGAAACAAATAATACAAAAGATAATTTTGATGAGGGTTTAATTAATGTTACTGTCATACCTCCGGCTACCATAGACAAAATAACTTTAAGTTTTGATAAATAGTCTATCAATTTTAAGCGCCATCTGGGCGCTTTTTTGTTACTAAATAACTAAAACTGTTGTACTAAAATGCACGATTTAGTAGATTTTCTTGTAGAAGAAAAATATTGCAATACCGGGTCAGAAGCAATAAAAATCCTAGAAAGCGTTAGCGACGAATTTTATGAGTACCTTATTGAGGCCCAGATCTCTGCAATGGATTTGACCACGAAGACTAAAAAGCAATTAAGACAGGAATTATCCAGGCCCAATCCTCAACAAAAGCGTATTGTGCATTTTACAAAAAAACTAAAGGGTCTCTCAGGCCCTGCGGCTGCAGAGGCATCTCAAATGTCCATGACAAGCAAAGGACTACAAAAAACTCCAACTGGTAAAGGTGGCACTAGAGCCCAAAAACCAAGAGATGTTGTTTCTACAGTAGGTACAACTTCTGGTGTATCAAGAACCGATCTTGGACAATTATCCAGAGCCGCCACTATGGCCACTGGCATTTCCCCAGAATCAAGGGGTATAAAGAGCGTAGATACCACAAGAACAAAAACCTCTGAGATAGTTGCTGATAGATATGCTGATCGGGCCGTTTCTGGTGCAAGAGGAACTAACGTATCAAGATCTGGTGGAACCAGAGGAGTACGTACACGATAATATGAAAAAATATCTTGAATTTATAATTGAGGCTCGTGCGTCTCGGGCTACCGAAAAAGCGGCCAATTTAGGTTTGGTTTCAGATGGTCATGGAGGTTGGTTAGATAAATCAGGTAGAGCAGTTGCAAAAACGGTTAAAGGTGATCTACAGTTCATAAAAAGAAAACCACCATCAGCCCAGAAAACACAAGTCGCCCCGCCAGCCGCCAGACCATCTCTACGTCAGGATCCAGATCTTCAGAAAAGGGTGGCCCCAGAACGACAAGTAGCGGCCCCTGAAGAACAACCACCAGCACCTGAGCCCGAAACATTCAATGTATTGACTGCAGTATTCGGTAGATTTAATCCACCTACTATCGGTCATTTAAAACTATTAAAAAAGGCTAAGCAAATAGCCCAAGGAGGCGACCTAAAAATCTACCCATCTAGAATGTCAGGAGATCCGGCAAATCCTCTAGACCCCAAAACAAAGATCCTTTATTTAAGGAAATCATTCCCAGAATTTGAGGACAACATCATAAACAATGATGACATGAGAACCATTTTTGATGTACTAAAAAGAGCCGATCTAGATGGTTATGACGTTGTAAATTTAGTTGTAGGATCCAAAAGAAAGGCCGAATTCGACAGATTATCAAAACAATATAATGGAGAAATTTATGAACTTCAAGATATTAAAATAATTCCGCTTGATAGTGAGGATCCTGATCTTGAAAATAGTCCCAATCCGACCTCATCTGCAGGCCTAAGACTTGCAGCCGCTAATGATGACTTTTTCTCTTTTCAAAAAGGCGTATCTAAAAAACTAAAGCCAAAGGATCAAAAAAGTCTCTTTAATACTCTCCAAAAGGCCCTTAGTGGTGAAAAAGAAGAAGCCTGGAAGATCTCCCCGGAAGATAATTATGAACTCTTAAAAGAGGCCTATTATCAAGAAGACATTTATAAAACAGGCGATATTATTGAAAACTTTAATACTGGCCTGAGTGGTAAAATTATAAGAAGAGGTCCTAATTACGTTATTTGTGTTAATGAAAATTTAAACATTATGTTTAAGTCTTGGATTACGGATATAAGAGAATGGACAGATGTTTCTGGTGTTCCTGCAAAACAAAGAGAAGTGGGTACTGATGCTTATCTAAAGTATGCCATGAAAATGTCCGGGATGAAAGTGATTCAAAATTTCTTAGAGAAAAGAAAGAAAAACCTAAATACTAAAAAGTAGTAGCAGAATTATGTCTGAAAAAATTGTTAATGCCCTTGCTGAAATGAAAAGGGTTTATATCGAAGAGGTTTCTCATAAAAACCTTATTCAACAAAAGCTCGATGAAGAGGCAGTGCAGATTCAAGAATATAAAAAACCAAAACTAGATCCAGTAGGTAAAGAAGATGACGACATTGATAATGATGGTGATTCGGATAAAACCGATTCATATCTTCTAAATCGAAGGAAAGTAAGATCAGATGAAATTGATGATGAACACGAAGAAGACGATGCTAAAGAGGAAGACGACGACAAAGACGAAAAACCAAAGAAGAAAAAGTCAGTAAAAGAAAGTCGCTATTATAGCTGGCGTGATACTATTGATGAAGATACTCTTTTAGAACTTGTTGACTCAGAAGAGCAAAAACAAATCAAAGAAAAGAAAGTTAATAATTATACTGGAAAAGACCCGGTTGTGACTGTTAATCCAGAACTAAAAACTGAATCGGTTGTTCTTGATTCAGAGGAACTTGATGATGATTTTATTCAAGAATCTATTGATATTGTCTCTGATTATCTTTGTGAAGAAGGTCTGACTCTAGAACAAATCGAAGATCTTATTGATGAAGTTGGCGCCGAAGAATTCTCTGAATGGGTTCTTCAATTTGGTTATGAAACTCTTCTTTCAGAGGCAAGAGCCGGTGGTGTAAAAATTACACCAGTTACTGCAAAAGGCGAACAATTCAAAAAGACTAAATCAAATCCGCAAGGTATTCCCCAGGGTCGTTCTTTAGATCGTTTGAAGAAACTTAAGGCAGAACGAAAGGCCAGAGAGGAAAAGTCATCTCAAGAAAAGCCATCAGGAATGACTGCGGCTCTTAAGAGTCAGGCAAGTGTTGCTGCCAAAAAACCCGAAAAGAAATCTCTCCCTCCTGGTCAACAGAGAATTATTGATAATTTAAAATCAGCCAAAAAAAGAAAAGAGGTTTCTGATAAACTTAAGGATACCCTAGCCAGGGGAATTCTTTCTGCTAGTAAGGGTCACAGCAGGGCAATGGAAATTAAAAAATCTGGTGGATCACTGGCCAAACAATTAGGTGGTGGTGCTGGTGCTGCATTAGGTAGTTTCTTTGCAAGGGGAACCGCCCAATTCAGAGAATGGGTAGATGATCTCCTCCAAGAAGGTTACGATCTTTCTTCTTATACTTGGGACGAGCTTTATGAAGAATATGAAGAACTTTATGAAAAGGCCGTTTCTGAACAACAACAGAAACTTTTTGGTCTGGCACTTTCGGTAAAACGTGGTGACACTTCAAGAGAAAAGGTAAGTAAAGAGGTTCTAAAAATCGTTGATACCGTATCAGAAGCCGAAATCCGCAAATTTGCTGGTACTCCCCACAAAGGTATTCCAGAGAAAAAAGAGACTGAACTAGCCGAAAAGGTAATTCAATTTGTCAGGGAAAACTATTAATTTCTAAATAGTTATACCCATTATCAAAAAAGGGAGCCTCGAAATGAAATTCAATCTAATTCTAGTATTTGCAGAAAAAGTTGTTGAATACTTCTGGCAATCTAAAGAAGTAAAGGAATTTGTTGTTCATCTTCTAGAGCGTTATGCAAAGTCTACTGACACAGATATCGATAACATGGTAGTAGACCTTGTT